TTATTAACCCATTTTTTGATGCCGCTTATGCTCCTGATGTTTATCCCATTCATCTGGAACATCTTTACGAGACAGGCTTCAACTATTTGTTCGTTTTTCATTATATTATAGAGGGGGATTAGAAGTTTTCTGAAAAAATTCGCCGAAGAGTTTTGAGTTTTGACTTTTGAGCTTTAAGATGTGACTAAAAGAATTTTGAGTTTTGAATGGCCGAAGCCCTACTCGCTATCTCAATCTTAATCTTAATCCAGTGGATGCGCGCAAAGCAAAAGTATTGTTGTTTGCAAATTAATTCGTACTCGCCTCCTTTCCCCCAAAGTTTTTAATCAGGTAATTCGACCTCGGTAATAGCATTGTACTCGTCGATCTCGTCCTGTAAATTATTAATCATCTTCTGGGCGTCATTAACTAGAGAGTCAACTGACTCGCGGTTGATGTAACAGTCATACTTGACTTCCACCGTGGTTTTTGCGCTCCAGTCGCCAAGAGATTCTTTATAAATCCCCTTTTTGGTATCAAGACTTTGATAAAGAACGATTTGACTCTTTAATTCGGCCATTTTCTCTATCTTTTCATAGATACCAGTGTTGGCGCTAGCAATCGCAGCCTTAACCTTCACAAGTTTCTTGACAGCTTCTTCATAGGCCGTCAGCATCTTTTTCGGGTCGTGGTTAGATTCTTTGCCAACCTCCCAGCAATTAATCCTTTGAAATATTGCGGCCAAGCGTTTAACCTCAGAGGCTAAACGATTTTTAGATTTTAAAGCGGTATATAATTTGACTTTCATGACACATATGATGCATGATCATCTTTATTTGTCAAGTTTTTTTCTATAATATATTTGACCGATCATTGTTCCAAGATAATCATCCCTATAAACAGAGGCCATATCAGTACCCGTATTATTAGTCCCAGCCGTTCTCATAGCGTCATTAGTCCTGCTTATAACTTGATGAATAAGATTTTTTCCATCGTGATCTGCTATAACAACATCTCCAACCTGAGTGTTGTCCCAATCGTCTACGAAAATCAACCAAGAATTATGAGAAATGCCTTGGCCCATAGATAATGTAGTCCCTGTTGCAGAACCTAAAACCCCATCAGCTTCTATTGAAATAATACGCGAATATATTTCGGCGGTATGACGAGACAAAGGAGACTGTATCTCTTCGTTTCCTATATTTGACCTATCTCCACATCCCACTAGGAATAGTAATGATAATAAGAATAGCTTTTTCATGAAGAGTTTTACACTATGAAGAGAAAAGTGTAATAATATAAGTATGGCACACGGATTAACGCAGGATATGGCTGGGAGCCTATTAGATTTGGAACCGACCTCATTGTTGGAGTTTTTTCTTATATATTACAACTGGCCAGAAGATGAAGATAGCTTCATTGCTTTACACGCGGGACAAAATGGCGTGGATACTAAAATCATCTGGCAGAGTATAGAATATTTACCTTTTAATATTCGCGGTAGCAACTGGGAAATTAAAGGCGACTCGTCAATGAGTAGACCTCATATTGTTGTCCCTAATAAAGGATATCTAGTATCTTCTTTATTAAGAAAGTATAATAATATGAACGGTTGTAAGGTTGTCAGAAAGAGAACCTTCTCAAGATTTTTAGATGACGCGAATTTCCCAGATAATGAAAACCCATATGGCGCGGCTGATCCTAATGCTGGGTTCGCTGATGAAAAGTTTTATATTTCCCACGTTATATCAGAGAATAAATCTCAGGTTGAATTTGAGTTAGTCACACCTTTGGAGCTTGAGAATATTAAAATCCCCAATCGCCGTATCCACTCGTCTTTCTGTCCATTCATATATAGGGGACACGGATGCAGATATAATGGGTTTCCAATAGCTGATATAGATAATAAAATATATGTATTAGAAGGAGATTCTATAGATTCGTATAACATTTTAACCTTGGACGCTGAAAACTATGCTAACGATGGCATTAGCGACAGGTCTAGAGTTGATAGAGGAACTTACGAAAATCAAACGGCATTTAATTTTAATACCACAGGTTTATACAGCGGAATCGCAAATGGTTTATATCCAAGCGGAGTAACATCGCCTGTGCTTAGAGGCGATTACGCTATACAATTAAACGACGGCGGGATTCTTATTAACCCGTCGGGCGATTATACAGCCCCAGTCTATGACAACTTTACCCATAGCGATAACCTGACTAAATTTACAGCTATGAGTTGGCTATACCCTTTAAGCGGGATTGGAGATACAGCCCAACAAGTGACGGGGGGCGCTAGGGCTTATCAAACTGTTATGGATATAGGTGACGCTACAGGAGGTTTTATATTAAGATATGTCGCTGATGGTGTTGGACCACATAAATTACAAACTGAATTTAAAAACGTTTCTGGGACAAACGACATCTCCATATTTGCCTCTCCCAACCGTATCGACTATAATAATTTTCAACATGCGGCAATTACGTTCAATGAAGGAAATGTGCGTTTATATGAAAATGCTAAAATTGTAGCGTCAGGTTCAGTTACGGGAGCAGATAGCGAACGAATTCCTAAAATGGTAACATCTCTTGGGGCTCATGGTTTCGGCATGACTTTCTTTGACCATGCTGGAGTAGGGGGAGACGTCGGGACAACACAAGATTCTAACGTCGATCATTTTAGCGGAGTAATGGACGACACTAGATTTTATAATGCGGTAGCGTCAACAGCGGAGATTGAAAACGTATATTATTTAAGAAGCCTTGGTTTCTTTTCCCACTCCCAACTTAACGACCGTGGTTTATATAACGCTGACCTTACATACAATCGCGGAGATACTACTTTTATTGAGGGTAAAAAATATAAAATGTTAAGTCGTAATACGGATGACGGCTTTGATGGTATTAAAATACTCTATATTTGCATGGTAGATGGAACCACCACCGATCCGCGTAACGATTCTGTAAATTGGGTTAGAGATGCGTGTGGAAAAAGTATCAAATCATGCAGCCTACGATTCGGTAATAGTAGGGTATTGCCGTTTGGGGGATTTCCTGGCACTCAAAAATACCCGTTCCAATCATCTTCAAATGGATATTAAAAAAGAATTAGTTCAAAGGTCGTTGGATAGCCCGACTACCGAAATCTGTCATTTTATATGTCAAAATGACAAGGGTTTTTATTTGGTAGAAGGAAAGAATAAGTCGGGTCAGCCCAGACAAATCTTTTTCATACCAGCTATTGATTTTCTTCATGTAAAAAATAACCATAAACTTGTGGCCATATTTCATAATCACGCAAAAGGAATGGCCGTATTAAGCCAATGGGATAAGTCTACAGCCGATAATATCTGCTATCCAATGGTGGTTTTTTCCAATACCCAAAAGAAATTCGGCTTTTATACGCCTCAATATTGCGACACGGATGTAAAAGATATAGAAAGGCTTAAGGAGGTATTAAATGACTAACGTTATACTACATGGTTTATTAGGAAAAAAGTTCGGAGAAAGACATAGTTTCTTTGTCCGAAAACCTGTTGACGCAATTAAAGGTTTGATCGCAAATAAAGAAGGATTTGGTAGAGCTTTAAGAACTTGGTGTCTTGAGGGAAAATATTATCAAATTATTTGTGACGGAGAGGTAATTAATAGTGAAAATACGTTGGTTAAACCTGATCAATACAAACAAATAGATATTGTTCCAGCGTTGGTAGGAGCTTCTGATACAATGAAAATTGTGGTCGGGATTATCTTAATTATTGTGGGGTTTTGGTTCGCCCCCGCTGGAACAGTTGGATGGAGAATGGTATTTGGAGGGGCTTTAAAAGCTATAGGTTTTTCCTTAGTAATGTCTGGTGTTATGGGAATGTTATATCCAGCCCCAGTTCCATCCTTTGAATCCACGCCACAAGCTAATTCTTTTATGTTCTCCAGTCTCCAAAATTCTCAGGTACAGGGAGTCCCTGTGCCAGTGGGATATGGAAGATTGAGAATAGGCTCTAAAGTTATTAGCACTTGCCTACGTCCAGAGAGACTATCGAAAGGAAGAAAAAGATGGAACGGCATACAAGGGACTGCTCATGGCGGAGAACCAGAAAGAGGATTCTATGTAAATAATTTAAATCTTGGATTAGACGGCTCATTAATGGGGTCTTGGTTCGGGGGAGGTATAGGACAAGGAGGTTGGAACGACTATTCTGCTATCTGGGGTCCAGCTTGGGACGATTTTAGTGTACTGCAAACAGAAAATGAATGGAGTGACGGCTAATGGATATCAGACAGCTAGTTAATAATTTTACACTACGTACTATTGGCGGCGCGGAAGAGGCAACTGAACCAGTGTTAAAACCGTATAGCGCCTCTACAGATCAATTATTATTATCAAAAGAAATGTTTGATATAATTGACCTTATCAGCGAAGGGCCAATTCACGGTTTAGTTGACGGTAATGGTGCAAGTGTCAGGGGTAATAGAAATTTATGTGGTATATATTTAGATGACACCCCAGTTAGAGTTACAAGAAAACAAGACCCAAAATATTGGACTAATGAAGTGGTGTGGGACATCCAAGATACTGGCGCAAATACAATTTCAGCCAATGATCCAGACTCTGTTGTATACGAATTAGCAAATTATGACTCCAAGATTAATGCGCTGACAGAAGATGAAGACCTGACAGAAGAAGATTATAATCAAATTTCTATTACATATAGAAATAATGAAAAGTTGAAAGGGTTTTTCCGATCATTAAAAGAAAAAAGTATCAGAAGCAGAGACCCTTTTCAGTTATATCAAACAGAAGATATTAAATTTGCTTTTATATCTCATGACCAAATAGGTTTTTCGAATTTGCCCAACGTAAATCCAAACTCGGTTGATTATGCCGTATATTATAGCGGAGCAAATGGAACAGGGGAACTCGGTAAACGATATGCTAAAAGGGGTAATCCAAATTCTAGTTATTTTGAACAATCCACCGCGGTAGAAATACCAGAACCAATTTTAAATTTACCAACAAAAGTTGGGACTTCTCAACAAAACTACGCCTCAGTTAATGGAGGTTATATTATTTTACCGCTAGCGTCGGGAGACGGTTTGGTTATAGACGGTGGTAAAGTAAAATTTTCAGTAGTAGACGGAAATTGTTTAGACCCAATTTCTGAAGGGTTGGATGGGGCGTTTTTATTTCTAAAAGCTACTACAGAAGATTTAACTAATTCATTTAATTTTGAGCAATTTGATTTATCAATGAATCTTGGCTACGAAAGCCAATCAGTTCTTCCTTTGTTTGAAGAAACAGTAAGGTCATACGACACTCCAATTAGATTATATGGACCTATAAATCCAGAAAGCTTTGTAGATAGAACTAATCCAGCGTCAAGAAATAAAATGACCCCGAGTATAATATCGGCGGCATACGAGCCAAATAGATACAGTTTTGATGCTCTGACTCCAACTAATATTTCGGCGTTTTATGGAAAAGCTACCAACATTACACAAACTTTAGCCTCGTCTTATAATTATGCTGATTGGGCAAAAAATTCTCTACTGGGAGCTATAGGATCAGATGAATCAATTTTTACCCATAATATTGATAACGAAGCGGTTATTGGAGCAAGTTTAATTATAACTATAAACGGCTTAAACGATACAGCGATAGATGGAGATAGCGCGGGCCAACCAGTGGCTACTTCAGCGGCGTTAAGGGTAGAAATAGGAATAGAAGGGGACTCGGACAGGGATGATCCTCTTTGGGAAACTTTAATAGGTTATAAATCGGTTTACGACGTTGGATTTGAGGGTTTAATTGTAGGAAGCGCGTTCAGATTTACGTTAGGGTCTCCATCTTCTCAAGGAGATAACTGGATGGCGGTTACTGAATATACTAAAAATGGGGTGACGACAACTACAGAAGGGGGGCCAAGAGCTATTGGATTGCCGCCTCCTGTGGGAGGAAGAGCGAGATATATAAGAGTTTATAGATTAACGCCAGAAACATTTTCAAGTAAAAAGGTAATAGACATGTCTCTAAATGGGATTAACGAGCATTATGCTTATAGTTTTTCATATCCATTGTCGGCGGTCGCTGGTGTGACTATTGACGCTAGAAGTTTTTCCCGTATCCCTACCAGAACCTACGACGTAAGGCTTAAAAAGGTTATGATCCCATCTAATTACTATCCTCTTGATAGCCAAGGGATGGATAGAAGAAAAATTAAACATGCCAGCAGTTATAATAATAATATAAAATTATACAATGGAGATTGGGACGGCACTTTTATACGAGCATGGACCGATAATCCAGCATGGATATTATATGACTTGTTAGTCGACCCGATTTATGGAGTAGGAAATAATATTGACGATTTAAAAGACATTGATATTTGGACTCTATACCAAATTGGAAGATATTGTGATGGAGTAAATGAGAATGGATATTATGTAGGAGTCCCAGATGGATATGGGGGATTGGAGCCGCGATTTGTATGTAACGTAGTGCTACAAAATGAAAGAGACGCTCTAGACATTATTAATAGTATTGCATCTATTTTTAGAGGAATAGCTTTTTATGGTGGAGGCTCAATGAATTTCTCCTATGATCACCTAGAAGAAAAAATTGCTATATTCAGCAATAGTAATGTAGAAGGCGGCTCTTTTCAATATTCTGATACTTTAAAATCCTCAAGATTCACCGTAGTAGAAGTCCCGTATATGGATGAGAGAAACGGGTATTTACAAAAAATAGAATCGGCAGAAGACGAAAGAGCTATACAAAAATATGGATACATCAAAAAAACGTTTGAAGGTTTTGGAATAACTACTAGAGGACAAGCTCAAAGACTTGCTCGTTATGCTTTGTTTTCAAACAATTTAGAAACTGAAATGATTTCCTTTACCGCTTCTAGGGAAGGTTTTTTTGTACAACCTAGTGATATAATCAAAATAGATGACGAGTTAAAAAATATAGATGTCGCCAACGGATATATAAATCACGTAGATTATACAAATAAATCGGTAACTACAAATTGGATACCAACTGGAGGTCTCGGCACAGGGGTTTTATTTTATACCGCAACTGGCCGATGGTCGATTCAAAACTTGTTTGATCAAGCTTATAATCAGGATTTAGATGTCTCTATAGCTGATATTAATAAATTAAAAAATACACAAATTCAGTTATTCGAAGTTTCTTCGTACGAACAAGTTTCTACATCGGTTGGAAATACTGTTGTAGGTAGTGGATTAAAAATAAATTTAAATACTGGACAAAGTAATATAAATAATTTTGATGAGGTGAAAATAGGCTCCATGTTCTCTGCCTCTTTAACGGGACGTACTGAAAATCTATATAAAATTATTGGAGTTTCTTATAACGAAAATGACACGGTAGCTATATCAGCAATAGAACATGAGCCAAGAAAATTTGCTTTGATAGAAAGCGGAATAAGGTTTGAGAAAGACGATTCGTTTTGGAGCGACAGACAATTGGACATGATGATAAATCACCCGTTACCTCCTCTAGGTTCTGAATTATTTACTGGGATTTCTGATGGCGGAATTAATTTTACTGGCACAATAACGGGGAACACAACTGGAGTTGTCGCATCAAGTTTCTTATGTAGATTAATATCTCCTGCTGGAACTTTTTACGAAGAAACTATAACAAATGACGCTTCTCCTAAATCGGTTTATTTTAATGGGATGGCGGAATTAGGAACTTATACCTTATATACGCGGTCTGTAGGACCAGCACCAAATAAACTAAAATCGACAGCAGTTACCACGTCGATAAACGTCACAGAAGAAAGCACTTATATTTATCTAGAGGTTGGAATCACTGGATTTAATTTAATGAATGGTATCGGCCAATATGATTTGGCTCAACAAACTGGGAGTTTTGATTCTTTTGGTAAAAATCTGCAACTTGGGTGGCAACTACGCGACAGATTAGGAGCAACATTATCATCAGCCGCCGCCTTTAGAACTAGAGGAAATATAAAAGTATCAGTAGATATTTTAGATAAAAACGGCAACGAAGTTACATTAGGAGTATTACAAGACGCTCAAGAAAATGGACTCACTATTTCGTCAAATACAATAGAAGGTTGGTTTGGAGGAACATACCCGCGTGACTTCCAAGTCGTTTTAAATACAACTGGAAATGGGGCCAACGATAACTCAGGTATATTAACTATATTAAACAATCCCCCAACCATTCAAAATCTGGGAATAATAGATTACTACGATGGAGTGGGAAATAATATCGAAATTAATATTAAAGGAGATATAAATGCCATTAAAGATTCGGATGGGTTTTCATTATTTACAGGTGATACTACTGGATTCCAAGGTATTGGGACTGATAATACGCTGCTTTCGAGAGCTTTCGCCAATAATATTATCCCGAAACAAAAAAGAGTTACCACATTCAAAAAAGAAGAATATCCTACATTTATAAATGGGACATTTATTGCAGACAGGTCTTTGCGTGATATTTTCTTTATAAATGGAGAACAAGTTACAGTAGAATCAAACGGTTCTTATCCATCTAATATAGCGGGAGATACGTTGTACGATTTAATTAGAGGAGATTCAATAGGCACATATTTCTCTATGGATGTGGAAAACATCCAAGGAACAGGAACTGGCATCCAAATTGGTTGTCGCACATATAATAGCGAAATCGTAGACGAATGGAGGCCCCTAGATTATGCTGGTAATAATTGGAGTACTCATACAACAACAGGGATATTATCTCAAAACAATACTAACGCTAATGCTCCCCAATTAATTTCCACGGGGATATATAATAGACAAATAAGAAGAAACGGAGGTTTGTTTTTTAATGGAAGCGGGGCTGTTAGGTTGGCGGGGGATTATCTTGCGAGCCAAACTCAAACATGCACAACTCAATCAGGACAAAACGATATAGCAATATCGTTACAGTTTTATCCAATAACTGGCTACCAAGGATATTTATCTACTGCAACTAGGACGTTGTTAGATATGTCTTCCATGTCTGGTGGGTTTTATTTAGCTATGATCACGGGGGTCACTGATGCCGAAAGA